ACACCGTTGGTATTCTGGAAGGTGGCAGAGAAGACTGCGACCTTCTTATTACTCTGCATCTTGGACACATCCACACCGAAAGATGCATTCATCTCAGGCAGAGAGGGACCAGTGTAGCGGGTGTGGAAGACGATGCCCAGGTCAGACACTGCAACCTTCTTACCCAACTCAGTCGCTGCCTCAACACAGTAAGTGATGGTGTTGGGTTTGAATTTGTAACACACCTTACCACCCATCTTGACCTTGGGAGGAGTGCTGGTGTAGAGCAAGTCACCCTGCACAACTCCTGTGATGCCAGTGTCAGGCAGGAGTTTGAGGCACTGCTTCAGTTTGTCAGCGATGGGGTGGTTAGGATAGTAACGATCCACATCAGCATTGGTGTAGCAAGGTTTGGGCTCAGTCTTAGCGAAGACACTCTTAGTGCCCACGAAGAAGAGATTCAACACAGGGTCAACACCACAGATGATAGCAGGAGCACCGTCCCACTTGACCGTGACCTTGGTGGCACTACCACCACTACCCGTGCTCAGCATGTCCCTGAGGGACTTGAGAAACTCGATTGAATTCTTGGCACCGACGAAACCTTGGTTGAAGATGTCGTCCTCTAGGTGCTCCAGGTGTGTGTTTTTTGCCATGGTCCTATTCTATCATGCCAGCAGGTAGTTGAGCAAGCCTTGTTTCAGTTCGATATCTGTCGTAGCTGCCTTGGATCCCGTGAAGGTCAGATTCATGTCCCCTGCCTTACGGATGTTAAAGAAGACCTTACCCCGATTCCAGTCCCCATCATTCAGGTTTGCCTGGTAGAAATTCTTACCAGCGATCAGCGACTTAGCAGCAGTGACAGAGGCAGAGTCTGCGTTAAGACGGTCTGAGATGCCCCTTGCCAGGCAACTAGACAAGGACTTAGGTAGGTTGTTGATCAACTCCTTAGCAGAAGACTCCCTACCATCACCACCCTTCATCACATAGGTGCGGACAGCAGTGGCAACGTGTGCATACTCTGGTTTAATCTTGCCAGACTTGAAGTTTGTATAGACATCGTAGGGATTACTGATGTCGTTTAACTCCAGGATATGTTTAATGCCATACTCATAGACAATCTTCTTACCCTCACGAGCAGGATTAGGATACTTCGATGCAATCTCAGTAAGATCTTTCAGCACACCATTAGGAAGTGTGCTCTTATTCTTAATAGCAACAGGCATGATGTTGGCAAAGATAGATGCCTGAGCACCCTTACCAAACTTAGATGAGATGGGGATGATAGTCCCGTCATGACATAGGAATGCTGAGTCAACACCAGCAAATGATGGATCATCAGGGACGATGAAGCATTTGATGTTGCTCTGCTGCCATGGACTGATTGATGTATGGCCTGTTACTTTATTGAGACCCAAATATCCAATCAAAACCTCACCAAAATACTTACCCAACTCAGTCTTTTGTGAGGGAGTGATGCCCTCTTGCCAGACAATGTTGTAGTCACCTCTGAGATTGTCCTTAAAATAGTCAATCATTTGGTCAGTGACTGCCTCAGGGACAGATGGCTCATTGTCTAGACCGTAAATGACTGCATCATACAACTCCCTAGAGTCATAGAAGCACTTACATTTGACATCTTTCTGCCCCTGTAGGACAGGGACAACCTCAATATCACCCTGTGCGATGAGTTTAGTGGCATCGATATTCATCTTGCCAGCAGATCCACCACGCCCAGGTTTCTCTATGCAATCAATATGGAATGTGTAGGGTTTATTCTTATACAGGATATCCAGTCTGCCAGTAGGAGGATATGAAGTCCCACCCACCACAGTAATAGGCTCACCATGTGCCAGTGTGAGTCCTGTGTCAGTTTTATTCTTGGTAGCAGTTGCTTTGGAGTTTGCTTTTACAAACGTCTCAAGATTCTGCCCCTTGAAATACTTTTCCCACTTGTTTATACCAGTTGTTGCCATTAAAAAAGAGGGGTCTTTACCCCTCTATTTAGATCAGATGTCTCCAGGTGCTCGATTCTCTGAGTAGTTGATGTCAAACATACCTTCAGGGTATCGTGCTGCCAGTTTGAGAGTGTTGATGTAGAGCACTTCATCCAGTCGGACATCCAGTGCAAGACATGCCTGAGCAACATACCACATGATGTCACCCAACTCTTTGGTCAGGTGCTCTTTGTTTGCCTCATCATAAGGTTTGCCTTGAAACTTGAGTTTCTTGACGATCTCCATAAACTCACCTGCTTCAGCAGACATACCAGAGGCAGCAGTATCAAGACGTGCGATGTTGCACTTTGCTTTGTCCAGGTCACGATACCGCTCGATGAGCGTGTTGAGATCCTTACTGGGCTCAGAGGTCACACGGTCAACAAACTGAGCATACTTGTCCAGGTCAACAGTAAACTTCTCAGGACCAGGAGTCTTTTTCTTCTCGTCACGCTCTTTCAGTTTCTTGTCAAGACGCTTCTTAGTGCGAGGAGCACCCTGAAGATGCTCGGGTGAAGCAAAATCATCAACCTCTTTGGGCACACCGTCAGCAACGTCTTGTGCGTTACTCACATTCTCATCCACCTTGTCACGGGCAGCAGAGTTGATTGCTTCTGCTGCCTGATCAGCAGCACCATTGTCGTTTGCTTCGTTAGTGAATTTGTCTTGTGCCATAATCAGATCTTGAATCCAGTAAACTTCTCTTTTGTTTCAGTGAATGCCACAGGGGCATCAGGTATACTGCCTGCATCAATGATGTTGTCTTGAGCAGACTGATCACAATCATACAGTCTCATCTTCGCTCTGTCAATACCGACGACAAATCGTTTGAAGACTGAGAGATCATTATATCTATTCTTCAATTGCTTCACCATGATCTGACCCATCTGCTCCATGTCCTCCGTAGAGATCAGAGCAAACATAAGGTCAGCAGTAGCAGGCAAACCAAAAGACTCGGATGTGTCAGTAAGCTCCACGTCACTATTGCCGTAACCACTACGAGTTGTTTGAGTAGCAGAAACAATAGGGACGTTAAACTCACCAGCAAGTCCACGCAACTCCTCAGCGATTGCTTTCACATATGTATAGGAGTTGACGATGTTGCCCTTGTAACGAGCACTGGCACAGATGTTGAGGTAGTCAACGAAGATGATGTCAGGTTGGAAACCTTTCTTCAGTGACAACTCATTCAAGAGTGCCTTGAAGTGACCCACATGTGCAGATGCTGTGGGGTATTCTTTGATGACAAGTCTGCCCTGAGTCTTCTTCCTCAGTCCATCAATCTTAGCAACGTAACGATCCTTGGTGAGGATAGGGTCACTCAGTTGTTGGATCGGGAGGTCAAGAAGGTTGGCGTCAATTCGCTCAGCAATTCGTTCTTCTGCCATCTCCATTGTAATGTAGAGAACGTTGCGTCCTTGGAGCAGGATGGAGCTAGCCACATGGCACATGAATAGAGACTTGCCGACGCCTGTACCAGCAAGCGCGATGTTAAGAGTTTTGTTAGGCAGACCGCCTTTTGTGATTTTGTTGAAATAGTCGAGATCAAAGGGAATTTTCTCCTCTTTACGGTGATAGAAGTCATAACGATCCGTTGAGTCATTGATATAGTCGTGACCCACATGGTCATCAAAACACACCCCCAGTGCCTCAGACATGATGGAGGGGATGGCATCCTTAGTGCGAGTCTTATCCTGACCGTCAGCGATCTTGACAGACTCCATCAACGCTAAGTATATAGCACGCTCCTTACACCACTTCTCAGTAGTGTCGAGCAACCAGTCTTCATTATATTGATCGTGATCTAGGTTATCCAGGAAGGATACGATCTCCCTGAAGATATCCTCAGTGATATCACGACGCTTCTCTACCTCAATCTTCAGAGCAGTAGGCTCTGGGGTAGTGTCATACTCATTGATATACTCCGTCAGCGTATTGAATAGCGTCCGATTGGACAGCGCATCAAAATACTCATCCTTGAGGAAGGGTAAGACCTTACGGCAGTAATCTTCTTCAAGGATGAGTTTGCTGAGGGCAACCTCCTCAATTTTTAGACTCATTGATAGTGCAAATAGGTGGTTAGAATATACTTGTCCTCACTCTTGGGGACTAGACCAGCATGTGGGTATTGCCAGGTGGGAGGAAACATGACAATCCTACCACGTTTTGCCTCTACTTCATAATCACTGTTGTGAAAATAAGTAGACCCACCTTCTTCTACATCATTCAAGTAAACAAAGTAACCGACGAAGCGACGTGCTGATGCATAGTCACCAACATCAATGTGCTCATCAAACTTACCCTCACCCTGGTTGTAACGGACAATCTTGATCTGCTCCAGAGCATTTTGTTGAGGCATATATTTCTCACAATCCAAATCAAGAATGTATTGCTGACCACATGCTTGCAGTGCAGATACAACCTGATTTTGAATGAGACCCCAGTTTTGTTGCTGCTCTTTCTCTGCCATTTCAGTCATGTTAAGAGTAGCAAACTTAATGCTATCCTGATTCATCAGGATTTTATTTTGCTCCTTATCAAAACCATTGATGATGTGTCGGCAGAGATTCTCATCTAGCACATCATCATACACACGAATGAAATGCTTAAGATCCATAACTAAACTCCTGACGTGCTGCTTCCTCCAGAGATGCCATCACTTCATCAGTAAAGTATTTCTCAGGATCTTTGAGGATCTGCTTTGGATAGATGGAAGACTCGCCAACTTTGTATCGGTTGCCTACACGTTGGAAGACACCATACTTCTCACCCAACTCCAGGAGACCATAGTATTTATCTAGACCCCGCTCATCATAAAAGAGACGGGTCTCCACCATGGAATTCTCTTTAGTGAGTCGGGACTTTGCTGTCTTGGCCTTGATGATGTTTCCGATGACTTCCTTCCCATCCTTCTCTTTAGACTTCGAGAGATAGATGATAGTAGAAGCAGCATACTTAAGACCACTACCACCACCCATTTCTTTAGTGGGGACGTATGCTCCGACGACATCGTATGTATGATTGGTAACGATGAGAGGTACATTTGCTTTACCCAGTTTGAGTGTAAGGACACGGAAAATGGACTTAACAACCTGAGCACGAGTCATGTCACGGGTCTCCTTGCCTGCTTCGCTGTCTTCAATCTCTTTGGTTGTTGACAACATGCCCAGGGAGTCCAGGACAAACATCATTGGTTTGCGATTGTCTGGTGGTTGCTCCAGATATTTATCCAAAATGCGGATTGCTTGCAAGCGGAATTCCTGCACAGTGGTAACAGGGACTACAACCATACGATTACTGTCAATGTTTCGTGACTCAATCATCTCACGAGAGATGGCAGACTCAGATTCAAAGTAGATTACACCTGCGTCAGGATCAGTTTCAAGAAAATGCTTAACGATACCGAGGCAATAGAAAGTCTTACCAGTTGAAGATTCGCCAGCGATAGCTGTGATCTTATTCGACGGGATGCCACCAAAGATTGACCCGCTGCATAGAGCATTAAAGATGTAAGACCCAGTATCAATGAAAGCAGTAGTATCGCCTGCTGATACACCGTCAGAAACCAGACCAGCATACTCATTATCAATCTCTTTTACAATGTCATTTAGAAAACTCAAGACCACAGTGCCTCCAACGTGTTTACTTTTTCTGCCTTCCATCCGATGGTATCGAGGATGGCTTTGAGAGGATCAAGGAAACTCTTCGTGAATTGTAAGTCGTAGTCAATGCTATTGTCAAGACCGAATTCAGTCGGAAGAGTCTGGAAGAATGAGACCACATTCTCGTTGATCTTATTAGGTGTCCTCAAGTGGATATACTTCACCTTCTCTCCTTCCTGAATGAGAGGATACTTGTGGGACAGTTTCTTCTTCTTGATCCAGAAGTTATATAGTAGCGCCCCACGCACATGCATGGGACATCCCTTGCCATAGATGGTAGCAGGGGAAGAATTCTTTGCGATGTTATTGCATCCACGAGGGAATGCTACCTCCTCAGGAGGGAGGGACTCAAACTTATCACGGAAGTCTTTGATGTATTCCTGAGTTGCTTCTTCACTGCCAGTCATGATCACATTGAGTGCCTCTTTAATTGCAGTGCGGCAAGCAGCAGGAGTAGAAGACTTCACTGCTTCGATACCCATCATCTTCAGTTTGGGTTGAGCATACTGCACACCCTCACTATTCCAGACGTTGAGAATATAACGCTTCTTAGCAGTCCAGATGCCCTTGTTAGCGATATTCTCTCGCTTCATAAACATCTTCTGCTCGTAGGCATTCACATAGGACGCCAACGCTTCATAAGAATCTCCAATATACTTCTCAAATTCCACTTGACACACCTT